GTTGATCCACAGAATTTCCTCTTTTTTTCCTTGCCATTTAATCTAAGTTTCTGACGTAATTACCTGCATTATTTCTCTGAGTTTTCTTGAGAACTTCATTCCAACCAGGTGCTTTCTTTCTTAACTTATCTCTCCACTCACCGACATCTCCTGATCCAGGACAGGTAGATGGATCAGAATAATCACGAGTCCATTCTGGATTATCTTCTTTCCATTTGTCCCAATCATGTACGCTCATCGACACTTCTTTTGTCTCACCAGTAGACATATTAACAACAGGATAAGTAGCCATAATTATAAAGTATTGTAAAGTTATTTAGACCCATTCCAAAGCCTCTGATACTGAAGGAAATTGTTCGGTAAATACCTTACGACATGCTTCAGCGATATCCATATGTTCTTTTTGTGTTCCATGAGCACTTCTTAAATTAATATAATGAACCCAAGAACGACATGAACCAGTCATATAAAGTCTGGTTGGAGTAGCAAGTGGTAATACAAATCGAGCACACTCTTTTGCTACACCTGATTCTAACATTTGATTATATAATGACAAAGAAGAACTAAACAAGGTATTCATTTGTTTTTCTAGTTTTTCGACAACCGCAGGATCGAGGTCATCTATCGAATTTTGACGATTCTTTGTATCTTGTCTTCTTAATTCTGGTAATTCAATTTCACCTAATAAATTACTATCGGCATATCTCTGCGAAAATTCCTGAAAAGTAAAACTACGATGTCTTAGTATCTGTGCTGCAAGACCACGAGTAGTTTCAATCTCAAGTGTCATCGAGGATTGTTCAAATACAGACCAATGTTGATGTTTGATACAATATCTCAATAATCCTGCAAAATTCTCATTGTCCTGATTTGATGGATTAGACACTCTGGCAATATATGCCATAGTTTTTTCTGCATCGGGTGTGATGCTCACTAATTTTACATTCATTTACCAAATCCTTTAAAAGTTTTTTTCTCCATTTCGGAAATTTCATGCTCTAATACTTTAATCTGAGATTTTATCTCCTTCAGTTTTTCTTCAGTATATAGATAATCTTGCTTTACTAATCTTTTGAGTAAGTTAAGCATTTTTCTTGCTCTACTAGTCTGGGTAGCCATCGTCGTCATCAAAAAGTTCGTCGTAATCGTTTGTTTGTTCAAATGCGTGTGAATTTTTATAAGCATCAGTATCAGAGTAAACTTCTGCTTTTATTGTATCAAGCGTAAATTCTAGTTGACGAATGAGTAACTTTAATTTGTCTCTATCCATAACAAACATATTTTGAATATATTATAGCACAAAAAAAGAAGGGGTTCAACCCCCTTCATGTTTTTTTAACTCTTGCTATACAAGAATCTAGCTTCAGCGTAAATGATCGTCAAGAAAACTACGCTGACAGCGAGGATTTCTGTGACTTCTAGCATTTACTTTCCTCCCGCTACTTTTTTTACAACTTTGAGACCACGATACATTAGATCATGATTTCTTTGTTGTGCTTCAGCGAGTACCATATTACGATACTCTTCAGAGTCGTACTTAACTCCTCTGTATGTGACTTGTGCCATTTGGTTTCTCCTAAAGTAATTGGACTTTTTACATCCGTTCCTTCAGTCGGCTTTTGCGTCTCCCGTAGGAGATGAACGAACCCGTTCCGAGTCGGCTTACTTGCGTCCGATGATAAAAACATCACAATCGCCTGACACTTTAGTTCTCAAGTAATCTATAAGATACTCGTGAGCATCAGAGTTAAGATTCCTATCACTAAGTATCTCAATTCTGTTTCGGTTCCAATCCGAACAAGACATTTCCCAGTGGGAAGCATTATGTTCAGCAAGGAGTGATGCCAGTAGTGTGAGTTCTATCATTAGGATGAACGTTGTGTTTATACTAACACATTCACTCTATATAGGCAAGTAGTTTTGTAATTTGTGTTACAATTTTATAGTTTTTTTAGATTTCACACACAGTTTGAAATATTTCATGTCTAAATAATGGGTTTGACTTTCGTAAAAACCCTACACGCGAAAAAATTTTGGCGAATTTTTTTTGCGGTATTTTTGAAACTACTTTCGCTTTTTGTTTTTGCTCGGTGTTCGATAACCCCACAGTGCAGGCTTCACATTACCTGATCCATATTTAATTGACTTCAATCCACTCTTAAATTTGTCATAGTACATATCAAATATTTTAACTCTCGTACCTCTTACAAGATCATAATGATCCTTATCGTCATGAACATAGTGTGCAATATACGAATCGGTAGGAGCATTTGTTGTAGCAACTTCGTTTGGAGATCCATTTTCAATCACGATCTCGCAACCATATTTTTCTTTACTCTCTTCCTTCTCTGTCTTTGTCCACATATTTTGTTTGCTTTTTGCTTCTAACTTTGTCTTTGTCATCCTCGATTACCCCACTGTATATCTGGGTATGCTTCTGCTACAACATCTTTTGTTATCTTATAAACTTCACCAAGTCTTTTGTCCTTACACAAGGTAACTATCTCTGCTTCTAGTGGATGAAGACCTTCAAGAATATTAATGAACATAGTTTCACGACGAATCATATTCATACCAGGATTTCCACCTTGAACAAAGTGATAGAAATGTTTTGATTCTCTACGAATTGTGGTATGTCCTTGCTTATCACTTGTCCCTAATGAAAAAGAACCAGTCTCATGCATTCTACGAACTTCTTCAGTTATCTTTGTAGATAGAGTTCCACTGTAAGTGTTTTGATCATCATATCCAGAATAAGGAACTTCGCCTGGTGGAAGAACACTTTGCACACTTTCATCAAAGTTCCATATCAAGATGACTTTTAAAGAAATATCTTCATAGGTTTTTAATACTTCAATTTTCTTTGCCTTTGTTCTCTGTTTTGATACTAAATCTAGGACTTCAAAAGCAAGAGGTCTTGGTGGTAACTTCTTTATTGGTTTTGGTGTAGTTTTATTTTGAGAAGATTTTGCTTTTGTGGTAGCAGTTTTAGTCTTCCTCGTTGTAGGTGTCTTCGTCATAATTTTCAAATCTAAATGCGACTATTTCGTCTGGGACTAAGTTCCCGTTCATATCAAACATCTCAGGATGTGGTCTTGGTATCTCTCTATAGTTTAGCATATAATCTCTAGCGATCCAACCAAATATTAACCCAATTACAAATAACAAAAATGATATAGGTAAAGCTAAAGTGAGTATTGTTTCAGTCGTCATTTCGTTACCTCATTTTGATTATTTATATCATACTTTAATGATTTGATTTTCTTTAAGATATTTAATTGTATCTATACATCCCCCTAGTTTTTTTCCATCAACAGAAACTTGGGGAAAAGTTGCACCTTCACCAAATTCATCATAAAAAGATTCTCTGTCAAACTGTTCTCCCAAATTATAGACCACATAACTAGTTTTTGTCAAGTCTAAAACTTGTTTGATTTTATCACAATAAGGACACCCGTCCTTTGAGTAAACTGCAAAGTTCATATGTCTTGTTAAATAATGATTTATAAATTTAATGTTTTCTTATAATGCTAGAAAAGCTGTTTTTGCTTCATTGTATTTTGTTAGTGCCTCAGATCTTTTTGTTGCAGCGAGTTCTGTATTACCACCTGTTTCCTCTGCAGCTGCTTCTTGATCCAACACAGCCGCAGCATCTAATGGTGTTTTCACTGTATTGTATTGAGTTTCTGTCAATTCTTGAATTGCTTTCTTAGAACCGATTGTAACCTCAACAATCGCTGTAGTATCAGGAACTCTTGCCAAACAAACATCTATACCGTCAGCATCATGCATCCACATTTGAACGTCTAATCCTTGAAATTCTACTTCTGGATGTCTTTTATGAATAGTGTTTGTAGTGGTGAGATAATCTCCAGTTTCTGTAGATTTCCAGTAATGTTTTAGATATTTCATTTTTAAAAATTAATTATCAAAAATTATTTATATAACAGGAACTCCATATTTTTGAGAAAGTTCTTGGTTTACTTGATCCATAGTGGGGAAACCTTTTACGGTTGCCCACGTTACAATCGAATATCTTTTTCCTTTTGTAACTGGTTCAACTCCATGCATATAGTGATGACTAGATGGGAAAGTGACTAACATACCAGGTTTTGGTCTGACACGAATATTATGTTCTGGAAATATAAAATCTCCACCCTCAAATTCATCATTCAAATAGAATACAAATGACAAATCTCTGTCTGTTGATTTCTTCCAAATCTTTTCTCCAGTTGGTGCGACCCATATACTTTCACCATCCATGTGAGGTTGATAGTGTCCACCAACTCCATAAGATAAAATTTGTGGAATCTCGCTACTTTCAACTTCAAATCCATAAAAAGGATTTACAATTTCACTAACTGCAAATTTAAATAAGTCACAAATTTTCGGAAACAAAGGTCCCATGTCAACTATCTGAGTGTCTCTGACTTTCTTGTCAACTATCCATTTTGTTTCTCCAGTTCGATTTGTTTCGTCTGGATCAAAAACAGATAAGTCCTCCTTGTCAGCTTTCTTAATATAATCAACCATCTCCCTTAAACCCTCTGGGTTTATGACGTTTGGTCGAATTAATATATTTGTCAAAGGATTGTCTATCATAAAAAATAAACGTTTTACTTATTATAACACAAATTAATTAGGAAGTCCATTAGCCCCTGCAGATAATCCATTTTGATTTCTTATCGCTTTTGGATGAACTACATTTCCCCTAGGTGTTGATGTTGCTGTATCATTGCTATAATCAATTCTACCTATTACAGTTTGACTATTTACACCATTCGAAGGATCATTTCCACTAGCAACATATCCATAATTAGCGTTGCCAGTTCCAGCACTATTATATGCAGTTATCCAGAAGTTTCCTCTTGGTGATGATGTTGTATTATCATTTGAATAATCAATTCTTGAAATTGCTGATGTTCCTGGATATCCTGTAGCAAACCATCCATAGTTATTATTGCCCATATTTGCTCGAACCTGAAGAGAATTATTCATGTTTCCTCTTGGTGATGCTGTTGAAGTATCACTAGCATAATTTACACGTTGTACTTGAGTAGTACTAGGTCCCCAACTTCCTGTTGAATTAGATTGTCCAACATAATATCCATATGAAAGATTTCCTCCTCCTGACTGATATGCACTAACAGCTGTTAGAGGACCTCTTGGAGATGCTGTCGAAGTGTCACTAGCATAAGTAATCCTATCTACTGTTGAATACGCTATTTGACTAAAACTTGGTGATCCAATAAAGTTCATACCTCCAGCATGATATCCATAATTTTTATTACCAAAACCTGATGATCTTCCTCTAGCAATACTTAAAGGTCCTTTCGGTGATGACTGGGCAGTATCATTTGAGTAATCAATTCGTGATATTGTTGATTTAACAGGAACAACATGACCTCCAGCAACATAACCATAACTTAAACTACTTGTTCCACTAAGATATTGACCAGGATTATTTGATATATTACCTCTTGGTGATGCTGTTGCGGTATCATTTGCAAAATTAATTCGTTCTACTGTTGTTGTTGCATTACCACCAGCATTGTAATCATATCCACCAGCATAGTATCCATAATCTGCAGGACTACTTGGACTTGGTGAAGGACTTGGTGAAGGACTTGGTGAAGGACTTGGTGAAGGACTTGGTGAAGGACTTGG